CAGGCGTACCTTGGTAAACAGGCGGTAACTAATGTTAGAAGAACACAGACTCGACAGGATTGAGCAAAAGCTCGACAAGCTGACTGAAGCGGTATCACAGATTGCTCGTGTCGAAGAGCAAATGCTATCTGTGTTCAAACGCATGGACAGGCACGAGAAGCGTTTAGACGATCAGGAGGATGACATACGAGAGCTAACGTCAGCGGTTACGTTGAACACTGGCTCTGTCAAGACTGCTGAACGATTCTTCTGGGTAGCTGTTAGTGCCTGTGCGTCCCTTGTTGTTTACATGATGAGGTAAACCTATGTGGCAAGCACTTATATCGCCTCTTACTAATCTTATCGGACAGGTCATCAAAAACCGAGCCGAGGAGAAGAACGCGATACACAACGCTAAAATGGAAGTCATCAAGAACACAGCGTCTTGGGAACAACTCATGGCGTCTGCTAGTGCTACCTCGTGGAAAGACGAGTGGTTTACTTTGCTCTTGTCAGCACCCGTAGTTGCACTCATGTGGGGAATCAGCATGAACGACGTAGAGATACTGGATCGCATTGGCATTGCCTTTGGCGAACTGAATATGCTCCCAGACTGGTATCAGTACCTGTTGTTTATGGCTGTGTCTGCATCGTTTGGCATCCGTGGTGCTGATAAGTTGCTTGCGCTGAAAGGGAAGAAAGACTGATGGCTACAGAAGATTATGGAATAGCTATTAAATGCGATGCTCAGGGCTGTTTTGTTGATATAAACGCTATGGGCGGTTACGCATGGTGGCGAACTCTGCAAGACCTGTTTAGCCAAAGCGCTCAGTACCCCGAGAGAAGCGATGCTCAAGACTTAGCTGAAGCAGAGATGCTACGGTATTTCAAGAGTCTGTTAAAAGGTGTTGCTGATGGTGACATGACTCTTGAGGAATACGAAACCAACATCAGAGAAAGCGGATACCCCTATAGTAATGCATCTATAACTTCAGCGGTTGAAGCAGCGGCGGCTACACAACACCAAGGATTTTTAAACAGGTTTGAAGAAACCTTTAACAAAGATCCAAAAGAACTTGGTGAGTTGTTTTACAAGTACGAAAACGCAGGTTATCCTGATAACCCTTACATAGATTCTTTCAGTCTGTTTAACCCCGAACAAGTCTTAGATCGAATGATTCTAGGGGACAGCGACATAGGCGCTAAGGTTGATATCTGCTCGTCTACTGTTACAACAAACTGTGTTGACCCAAAAAGCATTAACGATCTTTGGGACGACTTTGGTAGACACGTACAAATAATCTTTAAGGGCCTTGAGATTCCGGGTTTACCTAAGTGGTTGCCTTGGCCCTCGATAATGTCACTTCCAACACTAGGAGAAATCTGGGACGCGGTTTCTGGTCCGTTTAAGGATGCAGCTAGAGATCAACTAAACGAGTGTATGGCTGGTGAAGATGGGGTCGTTGGTACTAATCCAGACACCGGCATTAACGACGATAAACTACCCAGCGTGTGTCTTGAAGAGCGTGACATTGCTGGTATAATTACCAAAGGCATACAGGACGGTGCTGAACAGGTTGCTACAGCTACTGAGGAGAAAGTTACTGAAGCTGTTAACAAGATTCTAGAGGCTAAAGACTGTGTTGCTAACCCAGCTGAGTGTGCAAAAGAAATAAAAGACTACGTAGAAGGTGTATTTGGAGGCGCTGACCCAACGCAGCCCGGACTTCCTCCGTGGATGCGAGCGATTATTATTGGCGGTCAGTACGGCGAAGAAATCATAGGCGCACTAGAAGACCTGTTTGACATTGATATTGACGATAACGGAACCGTTGGTTTACCTATAGCTGGCGCTGATTACGACTGTGCAAAAGCTGGTAGAGAACAGGTAGTAGGCGCTAAATCAGCAGCAGACTGCGGCAACTGTGTTGAAACAACTGCTGATGGTGTTCCTTTTGAAGTTAATCCTACTACTGGCTTCTGTGAAGATCCTACAGATTTTGAGCCTGAGTTAACGGCAGAAGAACAAGAGTGTAAAGACTCAGGTAGAATTTACGACGAAGCGACAGGGACTTGCACAGACAAGTGTATAAACGGTGATTACGAAGTTGACCCCGTTAGTGGCGATTGCGTTGCTCCTGCTATTGAAGAGTGTACTGACCCTAACAGGCTTAAGAATCCTAACGGTTCATGTTCAGACAAATGTAAAAGTGGAGAGATTGATCCACAAACAGGGCGTTGCCCAGAAGTTACGGACGATCCTGAAGGTCCCGCAGAAGGAGAAGGGGAAGACTTTGGTTTCGGCTTTGTAGTTGATTGTAGCCAGCCTATGATTGGTTACACTCCTAGCTTCATGTTTGATAAAAACTACGCACACCAACAGTATGCTAGTGCATATATGGAGGCGTGTCAAGAGCAACCTGTTGTCGAATGTACTGACCCTAAAAGACTAAAAAACCCAGACGGGTCTTGTTCAGATCAATGTACTGACGGAACCGCTGCACCCACAGACGGAAGCCCGTGTGGTCAGGTCAGCTCCATTGACCAGATGTGTAGTCAACCGAGGCCTGAAGAGTACGGTTACGCGCAGATTAACTGGGACAAGTACTGTGCGGAAGATGAGCCGGTTGTAGACGACGGTGTAGACGATAGTAGTGAAGAAGAAAACTACGGATTTATTGTTGACTGTGAACAACCAAAAATTAGTTACACTCCGAGCTTTGACTACGCTAAAAACTTAGCTTACAACAAATACAGCAACGAGTATGACAGTCTTTGTTTAGCAGGCCCTGAAGACGGTGTAAGCGACCCAGATTGCTCTACTATAACAGAAGCAAACTATGCAGCTTGTGGTAAAGTCAAGTGTCCTGATGGTTCTTTTAAGGATAATTACGATGCTTGTTTTGCTGCCACTGACACAGAAGAAGAAGATGATGTTGCTGTAGTTGACACAGAAGAAGAAGATGATGATGTTGCTGTAGTTGACACGGAACCCGATGACGATGACGAACCTGCGGTTACTCCGTGTGACCAACAAAACAGAGTCACAAACGAAGACGGGTCTTGTGGCGCGTGTAAGCCAGGATATTCGCCAGATCCTGAAGGTTTCGATCAGTGTATTAAAGACGCAGAACCTCCGGTAACACCGCCTGATGACGATGATGAAGAAACTGAAACGCCTACAGTCCCCAGTGGCGGTGGCGGCGGTGGCGGAATGTTTCAGCCCTATACCTTTGCTATAACTGCAGATCCTCAGCAACAAACTCGACAAGAGTTTCCTATTACAGATTTCTTGGCCGGTATCTTTACTGGCGGCGGAGACACTAAAGTATGACATATTTAAATTTAGTAAACAATGTCCTTAGACGTTTGCGTGAAGATGAAGTATCTAGCGTTACGGCTAATACTTACAGCAAGATGGCTGGAGACTTTGTTAACGACGCAAAGAAACTAGTTGAGTCTGCATGGGACTGGTCAGCGTTACGTACTACGTTGACTATCACTACTACTGCTGACATATTTAACTATGTACTCACAGGGTCACAGAATAAGATCAAGGCACTGGACGTAATCAATGATACGTCTAACATCTTTATGCAGTACAACACGCAGCACTGGTTCAACGACAAGTATCTAAACCAAGACCCAGTATCAGGCGCACCTGAGTACTACACGTACAACGGCGTGGATTCAGCTGGTGACACGCAGATCGACATTTATCCAAAGCCTGACGGTGTGTACAACCTACGGTTTAACTGTATTCTGCGTAACGATGATTTGAGTGCTGACACGGACACACTGCTGATTCCCAGTCAGCCTGTGATCCACATGGCAGTAGCTCTTCTGGCGCGTGAGCGTGGCGAGACAGGCGGTACATCAGCACCTGAGTACTTTGGTATTGCTGATAAGTATTTGTCTGATGCGATTGCTCTGGACGCACAGAAGCATCCTGAAGAAGTCATCTGGTACACCCCGTAGGAGATTAGTGCATGGCACAGCCACTACAAAGTATCAATTTAGTTGCTCCGGGTTTCAAAGGAGTCAACACAGAAGACTCTCCTATTGGTCAGGATTTTTCTTATGCTGACATAGCAGATAACGCTGTGATTGACAAGCGTGGGCGCATTGCTGCACGTAAGGGTGTAGACTTGTTGACTGCTGTATCAACACCTCTTGGGTCTGATTACGCTGTCAAAGTACACCACTTTTACGATGATGCTGGTAACGAAGAAGTATTTGTTACAGGCAACAACAAGATATTTAAGACTACGCAGACCACTAATCCTGATGACACCCTGACAGACATTACTCCGGGTTCGTACACGATTACAGCGGACAACTGGAAGATTGTAAACTTTAACGACAAGGCTTACTTT